AGAGATTGTACACAATCATACGGTTTTGATGACCTAAATGAAGTGTTGTTTGCTGGACGAGAAGGTTCAAACCACCCACACAGAAGCAATGCAAGACGAGTTATGGAATTCGGAGATGCATGTTATAATGTTGGAGATCAAATCCAAGATACTATCATTGCCACTAGAGAAGATCAACTTGAAGAATTTGGTCACTATCAAGCATCCTTGCCGAAATTTGACTTTGGCGTTGATCACCCGAGATAATTTTTATGGACTATACTCCAAAAGTAGTCTATGTTGATGAACCATTTAAGATACAAGACCTACCGTTAAAGGACATTTATGTCCTTGACGATTGGTTGTCTACAGAACTACACCACTATTTTGATAAGTCAATAGTTCAAGCAAGTATTTGGTCTAAGACCAATCAAGTTTCATCTAATAGTCCTACTGGATTACCCCACCATAGTTTTTGGGGTGCGTCATGGTTTAGGGACAATGAAACACCTGAAAAGGATGTTGCAACATCACACTTGTATTTCCCTAGATATCTAAACCGAAGACTTCAGATGGAGTTTGGGTTTAAGTGGGAACGATTTCAGTACATGGGATTAAATTCACAGACACAAGGTCTTGCAGGGACAACACATTCAGATTGTCAACAAGAAGATGCATGGAATCTTTCATTTTTGTATTACCCAAATACGTTTTGGAACCCAGCTTGGGGTGGAACATTACGAATCTATGATAAAATGCAACAGGGTATACAAGGTAGAGAAGAACATATTAAAAATCACCAAATTGCAGAAGTTGAATTCAAACCTAATAGATTGATTATGTTTGATGGAAGACTACCTCACGGTGCAGATGCACCTAATCCTTCTGCAAGATATATAGACAGACGTTCACTAGTAGTCCGAGGAGACGAGGTCAGATTACTAGAAAACGACAAGGAATTTTACGATGCCAACGATAGACTTTCAAACATATAATCCAACAACTTTACAAAACTTTAAACCAGTTTTGGCAAAGGATGTGGTTCCCGACTGGTGGAAAAAAGCAAAGGTTGGTGAATCAATCAATGGAACATTCCAACAGACCATAAGATCATGTCCAGCTATGGACGACTGGTTAAAGATGGGTTGGTATCTACTAGCAAATAGGGACTTACACGTTAAATGTGGAGTGTCGAGTTTTGAAGAAGGGGATACCTCTTCATGGTTTTATTTAGAAGATGGTGAGAGAGATGAGTGGATACAAAACTACGAGTCACAGTCACACCCATCGACTCAAACTCTAGATGCATTCTCCTATTACGGAGCTGGAGATAATGCACCCATAAAAGATGCATTCAAATGTAAGAATCCATGGAACATTAAAACCCCCAAAGGTTATTCATGTTTCTACTTAGACCCCTTTCTACATCAAAATAAATACTTTGCAACATGGCAGGGTATCATCGATACAGATGAGTTCAATGTGAACTTAGACAATGCACAAATCATTTTCTACCCTAAAGTTAGTCACTCCTTTACAATTAAGAAGGGGACACCTTTATGTCAGATTATACCATTCAAGAGAGAAGAGTGGGCTGCATCATACACAACAAATAGTATGGAATCGTATATAAATAATCTTACTGTTGAAAATTCAACTCAAGAAAATATATCAATGACAGAAGCAAATGCAATAGATGTTGCAAAAAAGAAAGAAACTATTAAAAGAATTGGCCCTTATAAGAAGAGGGGAATGTGGAAACCAAAACAGAAGTTCTTCACTGAAGATACTCCACCACCCGAGTGTCCGTTTCATGTTTCTGCAGAGAACCCAGCACCAAGTGAGATACAATTAGAATTGAATTTCGGAGACGAAACAAATGGCAGTTAGACTATTATTCCCAACATACCTTTTTCATAGAAACCTTTTACAAGAAGGTGTAGATGAATCTAGAGGATTGACTGAATCATATATGGCACATCTTGTTGAAGATATGGATAGTATGAGGAGACGAGACCCGAAAGGAAGACAAGTCTCTAATCAGTACACTGGTTGGCAATCACATGATGGGGTTGAGAAAAGTCCTGCATTCACTAAGTGTATGAATAGAATTCTTGCATTGTTTAATGACGAAGTGTTACCGTTTCATGGACTAGATACAAAAAATGCAAGGGTATCGATTGGTAACTCTTGGGCAAATATCAATGACAAGGGTGCATGGAATATGCCACATCTACACAATGGGTGTTGGTATAGTGGAGTGTTTTATATCAAGGGTGACGGAGACGAAGGTAGGTTACAACTGATAGAAACAGATGTTAAAGTTGTTGCAGATATGCCACATTCACCGAGGACTCCTAGTAATTTTGGATTTGAATGTACTGCAGGGGAGTTGATTCTATTCCCTAGTGGTGCAATGCACATGGTCGAACCAAACCCTACAGATAAAGAAAGATATTCTATATCATTCAACATTAACATGGACTATGTTAATGAGGGAAACATGGGAAACATAGAAAATTTCAATCGAGATGAATTTGTTTTTGATCTTGACGGAAATGGCAACCCCATAACGAACTCATAAGACTAAATAACTACATGGAATTTGTAGTCAACCCAATAGTTCTTTGGAACATCATCGTATCACTAATTGTTATGCCGATTGCATTTATAGTGCGTTCAGTTTTATCCGAACAAAAACGGTTGGATATACTAATGAATAAGACCCGAGAAGAAATTGCAAAGGATTACGTGACTAGAGATCAAATCGAAGCAGACTTCAGCAGGCTAATGTCTACACTTGACCGAATGGACGAGAAGATAGACAAACTCCAAACCAAAACATACTTCCAAGAATAGGTTCATAAACTGTATAAATAGTATTAGACGATTAATACTGGAATACAATTATGGCATCACCTAACAGCAAAGCAACCTTTAAGTCCTACATAGAAAGAAAACTTGGGGCTCCTGTTCTCGAAATCAACGTGGACGATGACCAGTTTGATGACAGAATGGATGAAGCACTACAATACTTTCGTGAGTTTCATTACGAAGGTGCAATCAAGTGTTACTTAAAACACCAACTTACTCAGGCAGAGATTGATTCGTTTAAAACAAACGAATCTCATACGGCTGCATCAACTGGTGGACAAGTAATAAGTGGACAGACTTACGGAGAAGGTCAGAATTACCTTACACTACCCGAACATGTGTTAAGTGTAATACAAATTTTCCCATTCTCAAGTGGAACACAATCAAATATGTTTGATATTCAATATCAACTTAGACTGCATGACTTGTGGGATTTAACATCAACAAGTATTCTACACTACTCACAAGTGCAATCACATCTTCAGATGATGAACAACATGTTAGTAGGACAGATACCAATACGTTACAATATGCATTCTAACAGACTATACATTGATTATACTACGACTAAACTTACTGCTGGTGAGTGGATTATTATCGAGTGTTATAGGATGATCGACCCAACAGACATGACAGATGTTTTTAACGATATGTGGTTAAAGAAGTATGCAACTAATTTAGTTAAGTATCAGTGGGGTGAAAACCTATCCAAATTTAGTGGTATTGCATTGCCCGGCGGTGTTACACTAGATGCACAACAAATGAAAGACGAAGCAAAAGAAGAGATATTAAGATTGGAAGAGGAATCACGAAATAACTTTGAGATGCCTGTTTTAGATATGATAGGATAACCTAATGCCGACTAATGTATTTTTTAACCATGCAGTCAATACTGAACAACATCTCTACGAAGATTTAGTTGTTGAATCACTTAGATTCTATGGACATGAGTGTTACTACTTACCGAGGGCCCTTGTTGAAGAAGACAAGATTCTTGGGGAAGATGTACAATCTACTTTTGGTGATGCATATGCAGTTGAAATGTACATTGAGAACACAGACGGATTCGAAGGAGAGGGCGACCTTTTCAGTAAGTTTGGTGTCCAAGTACGTGACACTGCAACCTTCGTATTATCTTTAAGAACATGGGAGAGATTCATTTCCCTAGATTCAAACCTTGCAACAGCATTACGACCTAACGAAGGAGATTTGATCTACTTCCCTATGTCGGGTTCAATGTTTGAAATCAAATTTGTAGAACACGAGAACCCATTCTATCAAGTCGGTAAACTATTTGTATTCAAGATGCAGTGTGAACTGTTCGAGTACAGTGGAGAAGACTTCGATACAGACATTGGTTCTATCGATGTTATTGAGAACGAACAAGCATACTCAATCGAGATGACCATGAACAGTGGTTCTCTTGCATATGCAATCAACGAACCATTAACACTAGGTGGTGTTACAGTCGGTGAAGTGTCTGCATGGGCATTCTCTACAGAAACCCTAAATATAGTACACAACACTAAAACTCTCAAAGTTGGAGATTCTTTGGTCGGAACGATATCAGGATGTACTAGAACGATTGCATCTATTGTAGATGTGATGACATTTGCTAATGATGGTGGCGCACAGAACAAAGACTTCGAAGATAAGGATGGGTCATACTTAGACTTTAGTGAAACTAATCCATTCGGAGAACCATAAGAATGTTCGGTACTCATTTTTACCATGAAACGATTAAGAGAAGTGTATCTATATTTGGCACACTCTTTAATAATATCTATATCCAAAAGACAAAGGCAGACGGAACAGTTCTTTCAAAGAGTCTAGTTCCAATTTCCTATGGCCCTAAACAGAAGTGGTTAGCAAGGTTAGATGACGAAAAGAACCTATCCGATGGTAATAGAAGTGCAATCAGTCTACCGAGACTTGCCTTTGAGATCAGTGGGTTTGAATACGATGCAACAAGACAACAAAACAAATTAATAAAAACCGAAAAAGGTCAGTTAGAATCTGCAGATAAAGGTAAAAGGGGATTTCAATATGCACCAGCCCCTTACAACATATCCTTTTCACTAGGTATTCTTGCAAAGAATGCTAATGATGCACTACAAATTCTAGAACAGATCGTTCCTTACTTTCAACCCGAATACACAGTCACAATGAAAATGATTGATTCTATGGTTGAGACCCGAGATGTACCTATAATATTGAATAGTGTAACCATGGACGATACCTATGAGGGAGATTTCTCTGAAAGAAGAGTAATCCAGTACAATTTAGAATTTCAAATGCAAATATACTTCTTCGGGCCAGTGTTTACTGGTGAGATAATCAAATCGGTTATTGAAAGAGACTATATTAACACAGGACTAGGTGGGTTTACAACGACACAGTTAGAAGCATCGGGTCTTGTTAAAGAAGTTAAACATTACGAACCTGCGTTTGAAGAACGAACTAATAGTGTAGTGAGTGGTTCTACCACAATTGCCTTTACTACTGCAATAAATAGTAAGATAAGTGCATTAGATGAAGTATTTGGGACTGGAAATGCAACCGACCCTACAGTTGTAAGTATTGCTAGTGATAAACTATCGATAGTAGTCTCAAGTGCAGTAACACTAAGTGCAAAATCTAAACTGAAGTTCGTAGGTTCTGTTGACCCAACCGATACATTCGTGGTTGCAGAGACAGTGAGTTTTTATGATGATGGTGCTAAGTCTACATTTGCAGCTGACAAGGTAACCGATGCGAGTTAATAATTATGACAGACAAAATAGATAATCAACTGAACGGTATCTTAGATATCACAGGTGAGATTCAAAAAGAGACCAAAGTGGTCAAAATCCCAACAGCTTCTGAGTCTATGGAGAACGATTATAAGTATGGTCGTGAGACCCTCTATAGTCTCGTAGAACGAGGCCAGGACGCAATTGATGGAATCCTTGACCTATGTAAGGAAACCGAACATCCTCGTGCATACGAGGTTGCAGGACAGTTAATTAAGACTGTTGGAGACACTGCAGAGAAGTTATTAGACTTGCAGAAAAAGATGAAAGAATTAAATAATGAAAATGAGGGAGTGAAGACTCAACACAACCATTTATATGTTGGTTCAACTTCTGAGTTGCAGAAGTTCCTCAAAAATGAAAAGAAAAAAGACTAAATGGTAGCTCCTACAAACCAAGGATACTTGGGAAATACTCAGATCAAAAGATCGGGTATAGAACAACAGTATACCGAAGCAGAAATCGGAAGAGCGT